GAGCAGCTCCCCCCCCCACAGCCCGCCCCCCCCCCCCCCCCCCCCCCCCCCCGCGCCCGCCGTTGACACTCGCAGCGCCGGTGAAGTGCTCAAGGCCCTCGTTTCCGGCGACGAGAACGAAACCCGCGCATACAACGGCGCTATTTCCAGCGCGGACGGAACGATGACCCGCCCCACGTGGATTGGTGACCTCACGCGCCTTGTGGACTCTGTGAACCCGCTGAAGGCACTGTTTCAGACCGGCCCGCTGCCCCCCGATGGTCTCAACCTCGAGTTCACCGAACTCGCAACGAACACTATTACTGTCGACGCTCAAACAAATGAAGGCGACGACTTGCAGATTGGCAAGATTAGCACGCGGGAAAAGACAACCCCGGTTAAGACGTTCGGCGGTTACACCTCGCTTACCCGGCAAGCAATCGAGCGCACGCGCGTGAACCTTCTGCAGGTTCACTTGAACGGCATGGCCTTGGCCGCTGGACAAAGGTCTGCAAACTATTTCGCGCAGGTCTTTGCAACAACCGTGCAGAGCCGCGCGGCCTCTGCGCTCACCTCGGCTAAGACCGCCTCTGCGCTCACATGGGCAGATATCGTTGGCTTGACTGTTGACGCGGCCTCAGCTTTCCAAGACGCTGGTCTGCCTCTCGACGGCCTGATTGTTGATAAGGCAACTTTCAAGGCGCTTGCCGCGCTCACCGCCTCTGACGGCCGTCCGCTCATGAGCGTTTCCGGCACCGGCGCAAACACCGTCGGCGAATTCAACCCGGCTCGTCTGACCGGCGACGTTGTGGGAATCAAGATCACCCCCAACCTCATGGCAAAGCCCGACGAACTCGGAACGAAGGTCGTTGGTGCGTTCTATTCGTCGCTCGCTATGCGCACCTATGAAACGCCGGTTGCTCAGCTGCAGGACGAGAACATTCTCAACCTCTCGAAGGCATTCAGCGTTTACCGCTATCAGGCCGTCGCCGCTGAAATCCCAACCGGTCTCGTCCCCCTGAAGCTCGCCTGACAATGGCTCTCACAGCTCGAGACCTCGGCGAATACGTCGCCCCGGGTATGCCCGTCACCGAGTACATGACGAGGTGCCTTGACGTGGCCGCGCGTCTCATTGCATCTCAGATTGGCTCAGCTAACGGCGTGCCCGGCGACGTTCTCGACCGCGCAACCCTCGAAGTCGCCGCAGAACTCTACCACCGCAAGAACGCACCGAACGGTGTGAAGAACTTTGCTGACGGATTCGACGGCGCGGGGGCAATCCGTGTCGCCCGTGACGCTCTCGTTGCCGCGCGGCCGCTGCTCGCTCCCTATCTCCCGCTAGGGTTCGCATGAGCAGCGACGAGAAAGGACCTATTGCGTTCGCCCGGGAAACGATCAAAGACATTCTCGAAAGTGGGACAATCTGGCCGGTGATTACCAATATCCCGCCTCAGCTTATCCCGCCGTGCGTTGTGGTCACTGAGTCAAGTCCGTTTGTTGCCCGCGGCGACGCAGTGGGAAGCGTAACCGTGACTTTCAAGGTGCTTGCCATCGCTCCACCGAGCGATAACGACCACATCATTTCACTACTCGACCAAGCGACCGACAAGCTCATAACCCACCTAACCAGCGAGGACATTCACTACACCGTGAACGCTTACGAGACAGTCACTAGCGCTGACAGTCAAAGCTATCTCGCTTCCTCGCTCACTCTCCCTCTCAGTCTCCACCTCTAAAAGAAAGACTCACAACAATGGCAGTTACGCGAAACACTCGCATTCTTGGCCAACGCCTCGGCCTCACCGTCGCTGGCAAAGATTATTGGTCCGATATGTCGAAATATGACCTTTCCGCTGAAACGTCTGATAAAGACGTTGTCACCTTTGCTGACGCTCTCGGAGGTTCGGCCTCGGCGTGGAAGCTCAAGGGTACGGCTATCCAGTCGCTAGACGCTGGCAGTTTTTGGGATTTTGTTTGGACAAACTCTGGTAAGACTGTCGAAGGCATTCTTGCACCTCACGGCAATAAGGTTGCGACCGCTGCTCAGCCTCACTTTAAGTTCCGAGTCAAGATTGGCTCAAAGCCACCAATTTCCGGCGAAGCAGGTGACGAAAAGGGCGCAACTTTCGACTTTGAGTGGAACGTTGAGGGTGAACCCGAAAAGGTCTCGACTGGCTCGACCCTCGGAACCGGAAACCTCACCGACGCTCTGAGCTAATGACCGGGATACGTGACGGGTATATTCAGCTCGACGGTGCGCATGTCGAAATTATCGGCATTAAGCCGTTGCTGAAGGACGCGGAAGCGGTAGGCGTGGCAGTCGAAGACCTGAAACGTCTGACTCTCAGACTCGGAATCCCTATCGCTAACCGCGGCCGTACCCTCGTCCCCCGAGGCAAGCGCGGCTTGCTGTATCACTCAATCAATGTCGCCTCGAGTAAACGTGCTGTTCGCGTTACCTCGAATGTGCGAATGACGACCGTTATCGGTCGAAAAACCCGCGTTGGTCATTATTCCGGCGTGAATCACTTCGGCCGCGATGGTCACAGCGGCCCCCGCTGGCTCTCCAAAGCTGAAGCGGAATATCGCGAACAAACGTTTGCAGGGTTCGGCGCGGGAATCAAAGAATTACTCGAAAAATACAACTGGTAAGGACTTCCAAAAATGGATACTTCTAGCGCAGTCGAAAACATGACCCTCGGCGATTTGGAATGGTTCGAGGAAACCACCAATCAGCCCTTCTCTTCCCTCAGTGACGCGAACGTGACCGCAAAGCAGATGAGCGCGCTCACCGCTGTGATGATCGCCCGCCGCGATGGTGTTGACCGTGACACAGCTCTTGCCGCGGCGCGGGATATGAAGCTTGTTGACGCTACCGACCTTCTCTAGTGTCTGACAACCTCGAAATTCGCCGCTTGCTTGCTGTCCTCGCTGTGGAAGCTCATATGAGCTTCCCAGAGGCTCGCAAGCTCACCATGAAGGACGCTGAAGCAGTCCTTGACATATTAGCCGAAAAGAACACGCACTAAAGGAAGGAAGCGCCTTGGCTGGCCATCAAGTAAAAGTTGCGGTAGTTGCCGAAACGAAACAGTTCAAGCGCGCTTTCCGTGGCCTCTCTAAAGACCTCGGTCTAGACCGGCTTTCTCGAGGCGTGAAAAACGTCGCTGGCAAGTTCGTTGAAGTAGGTAAGGCCGCGGCCGCGGCCTCGGTAGCCGTTGGCACAGCCGCAACCGCGATTAGCTTTAAGGCCGTGCAAATGGCCGGTGACTTGGAACAGTCTACCGGCGCGGTTGAAGCTGTTTTCAAGCAGACCGCGGACAAGGTTAAGGCTTATGCCTCGACTGCCTCGACCTCGTTCGGCGTTACGAAAAATGAGTTTCAAGAACTATCCGTTCTGCTCGGCGCGCAGCTTAAAAACGGTGGCACGCCGCTGGAACAGCTCGGCGACAAGACCAAGGACCTTATCACCCTCGGCGCGGACCTCTCGGCGCAGTTCGGCGGCTCGACTGCCGAGGCTATCCAGTCGATTAGCTCGGCTCTCAAGGGTGAACGAGACCCAATCGAGAAATACGGCGTGAGTCTGAAGCAAGCGGCGATTGACGCGAAAGCCGCTGAACTTGGATTTAGCAAGGTCGGCGGTTCCTTCTCTAACGAGGCTCAGCAAGCCGCAACCCTCGCACTAATCTTCGAGCAAACCGCGGACGCTCAAGGCGCTTTTAACCGCGAAAACGATACCTATGCGCACCAAGTGCAAGTGCTCAAAGCCCGCGTGCATGATTTGGCCGCGGAATTCGGAACGCTCCTATTGCCCTATGCAACGCGCTTCGTGCAGTTCCTCAATGAAAAGCTCATGCCCGCGTTCGACGCGCTTAAAACATGGCTTGAGAATACGGGTATTCCCGCGTTCAAGCAGTTTGCGCAGTGGATTGGTCCTAAGCTGCAGCGCGCCGCGGAAATACTCTACACCGCGTTTACAACACACGTTCTGCCCGCGTTGCAATCGTTTAAGGATTGGTGGAATAGCGGCGGCGCTGATACATTAACGCGCCTCGGTAAACTCTTCGTGGCCGTTGCGCCCGCTATTTACGCTTTCGGCGTGGTGTTTAAGAACGCTTTTGCAGCGACGCAGTTCGCCGCAACCGTCCCCACCTTGATTGGCCGTATCCAGAAAGCCTTTCAGCTACTGATCCCAATCGTGACCGGCTGGCCGTTCATTATCGCCGCAAGCATTGCCGCGATTGTCGCTGGCTTTGTCCTTCTGTACCAGAATTCCGAAACGTTCCGAAACGGCGTTTCAAAAGTCTGGAACGGCGTGAAAACCGCTGCAGAGTTCGCGTGGAACGGCATTAAAACCGCCGTCGCCCCTATCATTGACTGGTTTACCACAAATGTTCTGCCCACCCTCAAGCAGCAAGCGACCATTATTGTCCAAACGCTCGGAATGATCGCAAAAACGCTGCTCGACGCGCTGAAACCCGTTGCCGAGGCGCTAATTGCGGTGATTGTGCCCGTAGTTAAATTCGTCGTTAACCTGATTATCGGCCTCGTTACGAGCCTAGGCCCCGTTTTCACCGGCATAGGCTCGGTGATCGCTGGCGTGTGGACCTACATTAGCGGCGGCCTTACCGGACTACTGCAGGTTATTCAAGGCGTTGTACAGATTATCACCGGTATTCTCACACTCGATTGGCACCGCGTTTGGGAAGGTGCGAAGAACGTCGTTACCGGCGTATGGACAGCAATTCAGAGTTTCATTCAAGGCGCGGCTAAGGTTATCGGCGGCGTTATCCAAGCGGCCGCGGGCCTTATCACAGCGGTTTGGAACGGCCTTTGGAACGGCGTTAAGAGTGTCGCCTCGGCCGCATGGAATTACATACCGAACGGATTACGCAGCGCACTGTCAGCAATCCATAGCGTGATGAGCAATCTCCCGTCAATCGTGATGAATGCTTTCAGCGGCGCTGGCTCGTGGCTCTTGGGAATCGGCGAAAAGATCATTAACGGCCTTATCCAAGGCATCAAGAACATGTTCGGCAAAGTGAAAAACGCCTTGACGAGTCTAACGAATCTGCTTCCTTCATGGAAAGGCCCCGCTGAACGAGACAAGACGCTGCTCGCTCCCGCTGGCCGGTTGATTATCGGTGGCTTGATTACGAGCCTTGAAAGCCAATACGGCGCAGTAAGGCGTTCGCTTAGCCGTCTTACCGGTGATATTGCTGCAACCGACATGCCCTCGATTGGGATTGACGGCCCTGTAATGGCCCGCGAAACACTCTCAGGTGCAACAATCAACGTTTACGCGCTCACGCCTAATGTGGAAGTAGGCCGCGTTGTCGCCCGCGCGCTCTCAGAGTGGCAAGCACAGAACGGCGTGACGCGATGACGATCACGATCAGGCCGCCCGCGCTCGCTGACTGGTGATGCAA